CTCCTGGCTTATCCCCCAGGGTGGGTTGGAGTGCAGCACGGTAGTACCGTGAGAGTATTACTCTGAGCAAGATCTGTGTTCAATCGTATTCGATTGGATACACAAGACCTGTGTCTGATGACACCACCGACTCTGTCGAGGGCTGAAATGCCGCGCATTCGCGGACTGACGCCTCATCCAGAGCCGTGTCGATCGGGGTAACAACCCGTTCCTCTAGCTCAATTCGCGACATTCGCCCATTGAGAAAAGAGACAGGTATCGTGAAAGACGGAATCCAACCTATTGGTAAGATTGCCTCGACTAGCTCACGCCTGATATAGCGCGTGTTTCGCCAAGGACCGCTTGTAGGCTGCAATGCAGCGGTTACAAGCTCCGTTGGAGTTTCACGTAAATCACGTCCTTCGTGTACGATCCGAACAGCCTTGCTGACGGCTCGCATGCGAGATTCGTAACTTTTCTGGGTTTCCTTCAATTTGGAGGGTCCAGAAAATGCTTTGGTCGCTACGGCAATTTTCTTCTCAGTGAGATCAATTTTGTCGTAAGGAACAAATAATTCTCTCAAAGTCTTGGCTGTCTGAGTGTATGACACGTCAGACCAGTCGTCGAGTATGGGAGTATTTACCTGCTTAATCGCTTCATCGTAGCTAATAGCTTTGATGTCTAGAGCAAGCAGTTTGGAGTCAACAACGTCAGACTCATTAAGAATGAGACCTCGGACTTTCCGAGAGTTGGCGCTACCGAACGCAATGCGTACGGCAGGGTCGTCGTTGTTAACTATACAGTATCTCATAGATGGAGAGAGAAGGTACTCGACTCCCGGAATCCGGGTCAGGCCTCTTCCTCCGCACCATTGAGGTATATATGACCTAGGGTCTTTCAGATAATCTTTTGGGAACCAGCGGCCGAGACCGAGGGATTGCAACAAGGTTATTGAAAGACTCCAGGCTAAGTCCGGTTCTTGCCAAGAAAGCTCCTCACTGAGTTGCTTACTCTTGCCAGGAAACGGATTAGTTTCTTCGAACACAGCACTTCCCACCTTCCGACGGTCGGAGAGGAGGCGGAGCATGATGTGATCGACTTTGTACTTCGGACGTGAAACGGGCAAGGCAAGGCCTTTCTCGGCGAGACTGTTCTGAGGACGCAATGCGTACCTCTGACCAGGCTCCGGTTTACGAAGGAAGTTTTGACAGTAGTGCGCTCCGTATTCGGATATGCAGTACTTATCCCACGAAATTACTCCGCTCCATGCCTGAAGATTCTTCGGTATGCGAGAGAGGTAATTCAGGTTACCTATACCAACATGATCGTCGCCTGCGCAAGCGTAGTGGTGACGAGGTGCCTTTGGCATCCCACTTCGTGTTGTATAGAATTCCCGGAGGTTTGTCGTTAACCTGTTCGGATTGGCGCGAGCGCATCGCTCGGCGCAAATGCTGAACAAGGATAGGATCATCTTGGTGAGTGGTTCACCCATCAAGACGCCCCTAACCGTAGGACAACCTCGGTAAGTCTTTCCTCGAAATTCGGTCGAAATGTTCGTGCCGAATTTAGAGTAAGTTTTGTAGACTCGACGATTGCGGATTCCGCCTTTCTTAGAGAAAGCACTAGGAAGCTCAAGGAGCAACCTAGATGAAGCGTTTAAGTCTATTGAAGCATCAAGGTATTCACGGATTCCGTGTCCTAAATCGGGTAATGCCCCATCTAGGAAGGCCTTCATGCTTGATCTCGCAAGATCAAAGTCGAGATAATCTGTCGCTGCCGTCAGATCCGACGTTGATATGTGAGTACATTGGTCTTTTCTCCACCTGTCACAATGTCTAGCCCAGCTAGCCTCATAGTTCCAGGCGTGATCAGAACCTTGTAAGCCTACCCTACATCCAGGTATCTGCAACATGCAATCCTTGATGAAGTGGCTGGCAGGCGAAAGGAAGAGGTTGATCCAAATCATTGATTTGGTTGCAACCCTCGCTTTAACGCCAGGCTCGGAAATAGGAATTGGATCAATCGGCAATGCCGGCTGACCCAAACGCTTCCATTCCAAGTATTCACGATAGGACCATAGGAACAGTAGGCGCCCGAGTCGAGCGTCTACGCCTGCGGAAATATCGATCACCTTTTGACCGTTCTCTGTGCTGATCGTATCAGGTTCAGTGAACTTTTCAAAAGGTAAAGGTTCGTTTAGATACGACATCTTCCAAATTGGATAGTGAGCCTGATCTGCCTTGCAAATCAGGTTCCCTAGGGGATCCCAGACGTCGTACTGCTCGTACTTTAAGCGATCTATCGCCGCATTGAGGCGCTTCATCGCTGAAGAAAATGCAAAAGCTTTCCCTATACCTGGCGTTACGAACGCGCAGAGTGAAGGAAAGTCGGAAAAAACCGGTGCTGAGATAGGATCTTGAGCATTTTGCATTTCTTTAAGACTACAAAACGGAGGAAGCGATAAGGAAATACCTGTCGCTTGGTCGGTTTCGATAAAGTCTAAGATCCGACGGTCTAGGCGTTGGTCACCGTAGAGGTAATACTCTTGGGCGGCAACACCTAGAAACGTCGATCCGTCTGCTTGAACTAGGGCCTCTATCGCAACTGGAATGGCAATGCCAAACTTGTTGCGTTTTAGCTCTCCTAATTTTCGCAGTATTTCAAGGTTCACGTTCTCCTGCAGCTGAATCAGCTCAGAGAGTTCTGAAGAATCCTTGATGGTAGGATGGAAGAACTTGGAGATTGGTTCGTGGACAAATTCATTGAATTCATTCCACAATATGGCCAATTTCCCGCCTTCTGTCCTTTTATACTCCAGCGATGCCGAGTTGGACAAAGACAGGTGTGTCTGTGTGACTTCCTTGAAGCGCGCAGCAGACCGCTTACTACCTGTAAGTTCTTGCCCAACCGTTAAAGCTGTAGCAGTAAAAGAGTCGAATGCTGTTTTTGTCGGGACGAAATTATCGTCGCGCGGCATACACAATCGGCTCTTTAACGATATCAGATCAGCCAAGCATTCTTTGCGGGAAGGTCCCGGCAAAAATCTTGTCTGACTGAGATGTGATACCAACCACATTCGATCTGTTAATTCGAGAGGACCCAGAATGTCTGTTCCTGCCCGGACTAGCAGCTCGATTGTTTGTCGGAAAAATTCTTTTGACTGAATGATTTCCTCCAACTGGCCACGGGCCTTTGGAAGGAGCTTATTCTCCAAAAGATGGTTACCGATTGCGTTCGAGAACTTCTTCCAGGACTTTCCCCAAGAAGTAATCGATGCGCTCTCGTAAACCTCTTTGAATAAGTTTGCACGCCATGCGTGCCACAATGGTTGAAGCAATGCTTTGAACCTTGTACTTACACAAAGAGACAATTGAACGCCTAGGAACGTGGCTTCTCTCCTTGAGATTAGTCCCCGTTCCAAGTCGTCCAAGATGCGCGATTTCGCCACGTTACTGACGTACGGAGTCGCGGTAAAAGCGTTTAAAACCCAACGGTGGCGCACTGCATTACCGTAGGATTTTGCTGCTTTAAAACTAAGCTTTTGCCATTTCTTTCCCTTGGGGGTGATGACCTCGAGTAGTACTCGATTGTCACACAGATTTAGCATCAGCTTTGATGAATCGAATACTGATTTCATAAATTGCCTGACCTTGTCAGCAAAGTCTGAAACAGATTCGGTATCCCCAATCTGGTTTTCCCAGTCAGCAACGAGCCTAACTTTTGCTGAGCTGGTATCACCGGTCGGAGTCACCCGTTGAGCGAATTCGCTCGAACATAGCACAGCTATGTCGACGGACAACCACGACGGATCAACCAACATCAGCA